TAAGTAAAAACGAGGTAGACTTTTTAATAGAGAAACAGCGAAACATAGCACAGCACTACACACGGAGATTTATAGACTATATGTGTTTTAATCAAAGTAAGTTTCCTGAGTATTATAGTAATAGTAACGGAGATATGTACCCTAGTAGCGAAAGCGACTTTGGGGGCTGGGTAATATAGATATATGAAGAGATACGAGCCAAAACAGACGAACGTAATTAAGTTAAAGAAGTACATTAAAAAGCTAAACAATGGCAGACAGCAGAATAAGTAATTTAACGGCAGCAACTAACGCAAGCTCAGGAGATGAGTTCGTATTGGTACAGAGCGGAGTTACTAAAAAGATAGACTTCGACGAGTTAGTAGGTTCTATTCCCGCCGAGTTAATTATAGCGTGTTCAGATGAGACTACAGACCTAACTACAGGCACTACAAAAGTAACTTTTAGAATGCCTTATAAGATGAATTGTACAGAGGTCAGAGCGAACGTTAATACAGCTCCTGTAGGCAGCACGATAGAAGTAGATATTAATAAAAATGGAGCTTCTATACTAGGCACTGTTATAAGTATTGACGCAAGCGAGAAAACAAGCACAACAGCAGCTACGCCTCCTTTTATTGATACCCCTACTTTAGAGGACGATTCAGAAATAACTATAGATATAGACCAAGTAGGAAGCACAACAGCGGGAAAGGGTCTTAAGGTAGTAATGATAGGAAAACGAATTTTAACATAACATAAAAAAGATGCAATTTAAAACGGAAGAGATTATAAGCGGTTTACAAGGTACGAAAGTAGTAAACGATGCTACAGAATTAACTCAGAACTTTGATACTATTGTGACTTTAGAGGATACAGTTTTTGCTTCTATTAAGATAGGAGGAATTGACGTAAAGGGGGAATATGTAACAACGCCAGCAAATGCAGTTAAGGCGGGTGCAATTATTCGACCTACACAAAATCAAGTATTCTCAGGAGTTCAGTTAACTAGCGGAAGCGTAGCAATAGTATTATAAGATGTACACTTACAGCAATATGTATTTAATAAACAGTTATAGTTTTGGAGGAGGAGCAGCAGTAGACCCTGACGCTCAAGCGTTCATAACAGCAGCTTCAATAACAGACCCTACGCAACAGAGCGCGATAGACACTTTAGTAACTGACTTAAAAGGTTATGGAGTTTGGACTAAAATGAAAGCTATTTATCCTTTTGTTGGGGGTACGGCTTCAAGTCACAAGTTCAACCTTAAAGACCCTCGTGATTTAGATGCTGCGTTTCGATTAGTATTTAACGGTGGTATTACTCACGATGCTAACGGAATAACAGGTAATGGAGTAAACAGTTACGCAGATACTCAGATAGCTTTAAATACCTTGTCAAGAGATGATAATAGTGGAGGTATTTATTCAAGAAGTGATTTAATAGGCGGTGCTGACTTTGGTATATATAACAGCACTGGCAATGGTTCTTTTCAATCTTCAATAAAAACTTCCAATATTTGGTATAGTAGAAATGGTAGCACAAATGTAAATGCTTTATCTAATACAGATTCAAGAGGTTTTTTTCAAATTACGAGAAGAAATTCATCTCAGTATGTAAAAGCAAAAAACACTACAAAGTCAACTACATCACAAGTAGCTACTGATACGTTTACAAATACTGAAATAATACCTATATGTGCATTGAGAACATCGGGGACAATAACTAGCTATACTTCGAGAAACTACGCATTTCAATACATTGGCAACAGCTCGTTAAGTGATACAGAATTAGACAATATGTACACAGCGGTACAAGCATTTAACACAACATTAAGCAGAAACGTATGATACAGGTAGGACTTTTAACAGAATTACAAAAGGATGAGTTAATAGGGGTATTATACGCACCTGATAGCTATTTCAACCCTATTCAGGACATCAACGATAATTGGGTTATTTCACAAGAGGAGATGTACAACAATGAAAACGAGTTAGTAGCATGGGTTAAAGACTTACCTTTAATAGATTTTGAACCTAAGCCGTCACCTTTTCCACCAGTTGAATAATGAAAACTAGCACTTTTATAGGGTATATACTAACAAGCTTAGCGGTATTTTTAACCCCGATAGCTCCGTTAATGGTAGTAGTAGCTTTAGCAATACTTATAGACACGTTTCTAGGCTTATACAAGGCGTATAGAACTAAGCAGACTATAACAAGCCACAAACTAAGTAGAGTAGCTTTTAAAGTGCTTTTCTATGAGTTATTAATAGTTATACTTTACCCTATAGATGTTTATATAATGGATGGCAGTATATACGGAATAAGCCACTTATTAACTAAGAGTGCTTGTTTGTTACTCGTTTTTATAGAGGCTTTAAGCGTAGACGAAAACATAAGAGCGATAAATAAAGACAAGGGCGCTGAGTTTTATTTCAAAAAATTACTACATTTGATTCGTAAAGGCAAGGAAGCCATTACAGATATTAAAAAGAAACTATGAGAATAGGCATAGACTGCGGACATGGTGGACTAGACGAAAACGGAAACTATGTAACAGCGGGAAAACGCTCTCCTCACCCTGTAGACGGCAAATGGTTCTACGAGGGAGTAAATAACAGAAAGTACGGCATAGAATACGCTCAAGTTCTTGAAAAGTTCGGACACGAAGTAGTGTTTATTACAGACCCTTACGACTATAAAGATGTACCTCTTTCGACTAGGGTAACTATTGCTAACTCTAAGGATTTAGACTTACTCGTTTCTGTACATTCGAACGCTGCTAACAATACTAACGCTAGAGGCTACGAGGTTTTTACTTCTGAGGGTAGCGGGTTTATAAGCAACAAGGCTGCGGACAACTGGATAAAAGAAATGAGCGAGACGTTCCCCGACCTACGCAACCGAGGACACAAAAAAGCAAACTTTTCAATTATAAAAAGAACGACTTGCCCCGCTATATTATTAGAATTAGAATTTCACACTAACGATGAAGCGGTAAGGTTATTAAGAAGCTGGGAGTTTCGTTTTAAAACTGCGTTAGTATTAGCACGAACAATAAACAATTTATGAAAGTAGAAAAATTAGGTAAAAACATCCACAAGCTAAGTTTAGAGGGAAGCGTAGCAAAAATAGCAATACTATCAGACATACACTGGGACAATCCTAAATGCGACAGAGAGCTACTTAAAAAGCATTTAAACTACTGTCTTGAGCATAACATACCTGTACATATTAACGGTGACTTCTTTTGTTTAATGCAAGGTAAAGGAGACAGGAGAGGTAACAAGTCGGACATACTTCCTGAGCATAACAACGCGCGTTATTTAGATAGCGTCATTCAAACAGCGGTAGAATGGTTTGAGCCTTATAAAGATATTCTAACTGTTATTGGTTACGGTAATCACGAGACAGGTATTATTAAATGGCAAGAGACTGATATATTACAGCGGTTTGTAGACTTGTTTAACTTAACCTACGGCACTTCTATCTATACAGGCGGTTATGGTGGCTGGATGATTTACGAGCTATCTCTTAATGGAAATTCTAAAACAGCTTTCAAACATAAATACTTTCATGGCTCAGGAGGAGGGGGAATAGTTACAAAGGGAGCTATTAACTTAACGAGAGCAACGGAAATGTACGAGGGCTTCGATATATTCTCAATGGGACATATACACGAAAACAGCTGTAGAAACGATAGTATTGAAGTTCTAAACACACACGCAGCAAATTACGAGATACAGCTTAAAGATATTCATTTAGCAATAACAGGAACGTACAAAGAAGAGTACGGAGACGGTTCGAAAGGATGGCACGTTGAAAGAGGCGCACCAGCAAAGAGTGTAGGAGGTCGTATATTAGAACTAAGCGCAGTTAGAAACAGAAAGGACGGTATTGACAAATTAATTAAAGCAGCTGATTCTTATAAATTTCCGCTATGAGATACTTACTAATTATATTCTTATTCGCTTCATGCTCTCCGACGTGGCACGTTAAAAAGGCGGTAAAAAAAGGATGGACGCCCGAAAAGGAGACAGTAACTAATAGAACTATACGACTTATTAAAGTTCACGACACTATTACAAACGATGTAATACGAGTTGACACGCTACACGAGATAGAAACACGCACTATTTATCAGGATAGACCTTTACTCAGATACGAGACTAAGTTAATACGCGACACTATTAGAATAAAGGAGAAAGCCGATACGAAGCAAATAGAGGCCCGTTTAAAGCACGAATACAAAAAAGCTATAGATACTATCAAAGCACAACAGAAACGCTGTAAATGGTGGCTTTATATGCTTATAGGCGGTGCGCTTGTTTATTTCCGTCGTTACTTATGGCGGGTAATCAAATTTCTTATTTCGCAGATACCAATTTAAAGTAATTTTATTTAGTTAGTTTTCAAGTAGTTATAAAATAATTACAAAAAACTTTGTAAATAATTACAAAAAAACTTGTAAGAACTAAATTCGCATATTATATTTGTCAAAACAAAAACAAATAAACATGAAAGATACGGTTTACATTTTATTTATGAACAAGGAAAAAAATTTTAAACTTGACAAAAAATCATTTAAAAATTATGAAGATGCATTGATTTGGGGAAAACTATTTTTAGAGAATTTCAACATTGATATGATTTATTATTATTAACAACAAAAAAACAAAAAACATGAAAACAGAATTTTTAGATTTAGACTGCTTTTTAATAGAGTTCACCTACGAACATCAACAAGCAGAACCAGAGGTAGGTTATTTAGTTCCTTTTTGGAGCTGGGACGTTAAAGCGGTTTATGTAGTTTCAGACTTGATATTTGACGAGTACGATATACTAGACCAACTTAGTGTAGAAGACTTAGGTAGAATAGACGACGAAATAGAGGAATACTTAAACAACAAATAATGTTATACAGATTAAAAACAGAAACAAAGACTATCTATCGTAACAGTGCGGTAGAAGTCGCAAAGGTCTGCGGATGCTCAGCAGCCACTATCTACACTAGACTAGGTAGAAAAGGACAAAAGAGCGATATTATTAACGGAGTAGAAATAACAATAGTAGAAATATGAAACCATTTATACAAACAAGCATAGCAGCAGCAGTATTTATTATTATATCAGTATTAATTATTGCACTGCACAAAATAGAAAAGTACAAAGAACAAGTAGAGGAACAGAAAGAAACTATCTACGAGCTAAAAGAGGAACTACACACCTACCAAGTGATGTACTTAAAATGCGCGGGTAACATTGAAGGAGATAATTACGAAGTGCAATACTTAGAGGGTAAACTTAAATTTTGTAAAACTAAATAACATGAGAGTAAGAACAAACGACGGAAAAGAGGGAACTATAGTAGAAAGAAAAACTAACCAAGTTCTAGTAAAGTTTAATAACGGAACGGTAAAAGGTTACCGCCCTGAGCAAGTTCAAGAAATAGGAAAGCCAGCTAACAGCTTAAGACCTCCGAGCCGAGAGCGTGACTTGTTTCTCCTTAAGCTAGAAACGATTGAAGAGCTAAAAGAGAACGCCTCAACTTATTCAAACGACTACGCTAAAGGAATGGCAGATGCTTACGCATTAGTGTTAGACATATTTAACGAGTTGAGATGATAACATACAAGAACAGCCTTTTAAGGCATATAGATGAGATATACCAGCGAAACAAGGAAGTAACAGCTAAAGAGGTTGCACACGTTCTAAACTGTACTGTTAACCATGCTAGAATGCGATTATGCGAGCTTAGGTATAGAGATGCGAAAGGAGAGTATAAACCTTACATGGTTCCTCCTCCGCCTAGTAGAGAAGAGCGATACCACGATAGTAACAGGTGGCACGACATAGAAGAGGACATAAAAGACGTAGATGTAGACGAACTATATAAAAATGCAATGATATGAAAACGATAAAAGTATTAAACCTATATGCTTGCCTTGGTGGAAATCGTTACAAGTGGGACGAGGTAGCACAAGAAGCGAACGTAAAAATGGAAGTAACAGCAGTCGAATGGGATGAGGAACTTGCTAAATTATATCAAGAACGCTTCCCAAATGACACCGTAATAGTAGCAGACGCTCACCAATATTTATTAGACCACTATAAAGAGTTCGATTTTATTTGGAGTTCCCCGCCTTGCCCTAGTCATAGCAAAATCAGACATCAAAAAGCGTGTTATTTTAATAATGATGTTTACCCTATAATATACCCTGATATGTCGCTTTATCAAGAAATCATTTTATTGTCGAAATATTTTAAGGGTGGGTATTTAGTTGAAAATGTATCTCCTTACTACACACCATTAATTGAAGCGAAAAGAAGAGGTAGACACTTATACTGGTGTAATTTTAACCTACCTAATATTCTTAGTAAAAGAGAACAAGCAAAAATAACAAGCGGAGGAAATGAATTAAAAAATCTTTCTAAATTCCATGACTACGACTTTACTAAATACAAAGGAACTCAAAGAACGGATAAAATAGCACGAAACCTTGTAGACTACGAAGCGGGAAGAACTATCTTTGAAACATACCTAGGAATAGAAAGAAAGCAAGATATTAACCAAACAACAATATTTGACTTATGAAAATAACACTAGAATTTAAAGACGAAGACGCAGAAGCAGCGTTAACAGCCTTAGACGGCTACAAGTGGAAGTTAGCAATGTGGGAATTAGACCAACTGTTAAGATTAACTACAAAGTACGACGCTTCTATATTAAACCATAACCAGCAAGCAAATGAAGCAGAATACGAAATAGCTGAAAAGATTAGAGAAGAAATAGGAAGAATATTAGAAAATTATAACTTAAAACTAGACTAATGACAAAAGAAGAAAAATTAATAAACGTAGCGGGACTTGTTTACACGCTTAGAGACTTACTAGAAGACATCGACTGGAACAGGGAACTCAAACAAAGAACAAAGAACTACGCTGCTTACCTAGATAGGCTAGTGCGTGAAATAACAGCCGATAGAGAAGTATGGCAAGAGCTAGACGATTTACAAGAATATTTTTACGAACATTTTGTAAGGGAAAAAGAAAAATAGTTATATTTGTACACGTTGCGCTCTCACAATAAGCAACACAGACATTTTATTAACCTCTGTAATGAATTGAGAAGTGAGAGCCTCAAGGATTTACGGAGGTTTTTTTTTACACAAAAAACAATTAAATTATGAACTATGAACAATTTTTAAACCAAAAAAAACACCTTATAGGAGAGTTTGGTTTTGAGCCTAATTACTTTCCTGATTGTGCTTTTGATTTTCAAAAAGCAATAATAGAGAAAGCGGTTAGAAAAGGTAGAATGGCAGTATTTGCTGATACTGGACTAGGTAAAACTTTAATACAGTTATCTATAGCTGTGAACATCGTAAACGAAACTAATGGAAAGGTATTAATATTAACGCCTTTAGCGGTTGGTTTTCAGTTTGTAAAAGAAGCTATGGATAGGAATATTACCGACGACATCGAGCAAACAAAAAACGGAAAGCACACAAAGAAAATAGTAGTATGTAATTACGAAAGGTTGCAATATTTAAACCCTAAAGACTTTGAGGGGGTTATACTAGATGAAAGTAGTATTTTAAAGAACTTTGACGGTAAAATTAAAAATCAAATTACTAGCTTTATTAAAAAAGTAAAATACCGTTATTTATCTACAGCAACCCCAAGCCCTAACGATTTTATAGAACTAGGCACAAGTAGCGAGGCACTCGGTTATATGGGTTATATGGATATGCTAGGTAAGTTTTTTAAAAACAACAATAACACCTCAGACAGTAACGCCCGTAACATAGGTGAAAAATACTATCTTAAACCACACGCAGAAAAGGACTTTTTTGCATGGGTAAACCAATGGTCTATAATGGTTAAAAAGCCGTCGGACTTAGGTTTTGATGACACGAGGTATATACTTCCTGAACTCATAGTAAATAAACACGTCGTTAAAAACAATTCGTTAATAGATGTTGACGGTCAGATACAAATGTTTACACCAGTCGCAAAGAACTTTAATGAAATAAAGCACGAAGAGAAAAGCACAATAAAAGAAAGATGCGAAAAGGCTATTCAACTAGCAAAAGGTAAGACTTCTGTTTATTGGGTTAATAGAAACGAGGAAAGCGGACTAATAAAGTCTTTAGATAGTGAAGCTGTAGAAATATTAGGCAGTATGTCAGTTGACCGTAAAGAAGAGATTTTAGTAGCCTTTGCAAATGGAGAAATAACTCGACTAATAACCAAGGCTAAGATGACTGGTATGGGTTTAAACTGGCAGCACTGCAATCACTCTGTATTCTTTCCTACATGGAGCTACGAACAATACTACCAAGCTATTCGAAGGTTTTGGAGATTTGGGCAACAACGCGACGTAACTATTGATATGGTTATTTCAGACGGTCAGACTAGAGTAATGGAAGCACTACAGCAAAAGACCGAAAAAGCAATACAGCTATATCAAAATCTAGTAGAAAATGTAAACGCGGACTTTACGCACAAAACAAAAGAATTTAATAAACAAATAGAAACACCAAAATTTATCTAACATGAAAGTAAAAGAACAAGTTTTAACAGATGATTACGCAATCTATAACGGAGATTGTATGCACGTATTACCAACGCTTAAAGACGAGAGTATTGATTTATCGGTATATTCTCCACCTTTTGCGGGTTTATACAACTACTCAAGTAGTCCTAACGATTTTAGCAACTGCGAAAGTAAGGAACAATTTTTAGAGCAATACGATTTTTTAATCGAGCAAATGGCTAGGGTAACAAAGAAAGGGCGTATAAACGCTGTACACTGTACGGATGTATTTGATAATACTTCGCGCCTTTGGGACTTTCCTCACGAGATTATTAGACTACATGAAAAGCATGGTTTTGAATATCGTAACCGTATAACAATTTGGAAAGAACCGTTAAAAGTTCGTATGCGTACAATGGTACAAAGTTTAATGCATAAATTTGTAGTTGAAGATATGACTAAATGTTTTACAGCTATGCCTGACTATATGCTAATATTTACAAAGAAAGGCGAAAACGAAGTACCAGTAACACACCCTCAAGGGCTAAAAAGATACCACGGAGCTACACCAGTTTTACCTAATATTTTACAAGCGTGGAATAATGCAACTAACGACGGATTTAACGAGGAGCAACTTTGGGAACATTTGAACTCAAAGTATAAGTATCACGAAGACCCGAAAAGCAATAAGTTGAGCCATTACATATGGCAGCGTTACGCTTCGGCTGTATGGGATGACGTCCGTATAGACAATGTTTTACCGTATCGAGAAAGTAAAACAGAAGACGACGAAAAACACGTACACCCTTTGCAATTAGATGTAATTGATAGGATAGTAGAAATGTACACTAACGAAAATGAAGTTGTTTTAACTCCGTTTATGGGTGTAGGTAGTGAGGTTTATAGTCCAGTATCTTTAGGGCGTAAAGCAATAGGTATAGAGTTAAAAGATAGTTACTTTAACCAAGCTATTGAAAACCTAAAACACGCTAAAAAAAGAACGTTCTCAAAGTATGAAGATGTAAAACTTTTTTAAAATGAAAGAAATAATAAAAACAAATTACGATAGCACAGTAAAAAGGGGGCTAATAACCCCCTCTACTACCTTATTTCAATTTATTGATAAATTATATGAGGAAGTTTCCGAGTTTGAAGAGTCTTTAGAATTTAGGGATATGGATAATTTTAAAGAGGAATTAGCAGATATAGTTTTAGTTTGTCTTAATATTGCCGAGCATTATAAAATTGATATTGAAAGCGAATTAAAAAACAAAATTAAAATTAACTATTTAAGAATTTAAACTATGGCAAAAGATAAAAAGAGCTTCGTGCTTTACGCAGACCAGCAAGACCTATTTAGTTTTCTACCTGACGAAGTAGCGGGTAAATTAATTAAACATATATTTTCTTACGTTAACGATGAAAATCCTACAGCAGATAACCAACTTGTTGAACTTGCTTTTATTAGTATTAAACGACAATTGAAGAGGGATTTACAGAAGTGGGAAACACAACTAGAGCAACGCAGAGAAGCGGGGCGTAAAAGCGCTGAGAAACGTCAACGAAATGCAACGACCGTTAACGAGCGTTTACGAGCGTCAACTGATAATGTAAATG